AAAAAAACTGCTTGTTGCAAAATGTTTCAAAAACAAAACGCGACCGGGTCTAAGCGGCACGCATTTTATTGGACAGATTGTCCATTTCCGGTAACTCTTAACATAAGGGAACGGAATGATAAATCCTGGGGTAACGCCTGTCACTATTCCGCAAGTCACGGTCTCCAACTTGCCGACCGTGCAACAGGCGAAGATAACCAACTTCCCGTCGCTCCAGTCCGTTAACGTCCAGAACCCATACCTCGTGACCGGTTCCAAGGACGGGGAGCACTACACCATAGGCAGCACCACCGAGGCACCGGCCACAAATTCCACAGGCAGCTGGACCGTCATCGCGCTGTTGAAGGCGATTTTCTCCCGCCTCCTGGCCCCGTTCAATGTGGTGGTCAGTAATTTTCCTGCTCCGCAATCGCCGCAACCGATTAGCGGCACGGTAGCCGTAAGCAATTTTCCTGCCACTCAGCCGGTCAGCGTCTCTAACTTCCCCGCCTCCACCGCGGTGTCAAATTTCCCAGCTACCCAGCAGGTCATCGGAACGGTCTCCGTAAGCAACCTGCCCGCAACACAGCCGGTCAGTGGAACGGTAGCGGTCAGTAATTTTCCAGCGAGCACCTCGGTAAATAATTTTCCAGCCACCCAGCCGGTCAGCGGCAGCGTAGCTGTGAGCAACCTGCCCGCTACACAGCCGGTCAGCGTCACAAATTTTCCAGCCAGCCAGCCCATCAGCGGCACCGTGGCAGTGAGCAATTTTCCTGCGGTCCAGGCGACCAGGGAGCTGTTAAACACCGGCAGGCAGCAGGTGTGCCTGATGTGGGAGAACTTAGCGGGAACGACTGCGGAGACCCTGATAGCATTTACAACAGGCTCACGCGCCGGAGTCGCGCTAGCACCGGCGACCGCATACACGGTATCCGCAGGCAAGACCTTGCGCATTCAGTCCCTGGCATTTGTTTTCGGACAGAACGGCTCCTCAGCCTGCAACTACCGAGCCCGTGTCCGGCAGGCCGGTTCTCTCCTAGTGACGTCTCCCGCAATAGCGGGAGGTGGAGCAGGCGGACCCTCGAACACCTGCAACACTCTGTCGGTTCCTCTGCCCGACGGCTTGGAGATAGCCGCCGGGCAGCAGATAGGACTGACGCACATCGACTCAGCCACCGGGGGAATTTTCTCGGCCTATCTGGTCGGATTCGAATATTAAGTGGTTGGCAGCCACTCAGCAAAGCGCAGCAGGCAGCGGCTTTTTCTCGCGCAGGTAACTCTTGTTTGTAGCAACTCAACCACAACCGCAACCAAACTGTGCAATATGATATTCAACGCAAACTATCTGGAAGTAAATGACGTGCCGATTCCCGGAGGCCTGTCCTGCCGCTGGTCCACCTGGGACATTCCACACGGTGCCACGAAGCTGGCTATCCGTTACGTGACGCCGGTCACAGAAGATAACCAGCTAGGCTTCAAGGAAGTCACTGCAGTAAAGCCCATCACCATCGGCCGCGCAAACCCCGGCGGTTTTCCCTCGGGGCAAGAGATAGCCGTTTACGGGCAGCCCCAGGACGACAAAGGAAACGACATCGGATTCCCCACAGGAGTGGTCAATACGATTGCATTCTGATATTCTCTCCCGCCGAAAGCCGCCGCCCCAAAAGGTGGCGGTTTTTCTTTGGAGTTTGTGGACTGCGGCAAAACAGTATGGCGCTTACTCAACTCTTTCACGGAGATTGCGAAGTCGAACCCGACACAGGAGCTCGCACCGCGGACAATCCGGCTACAGGGGCTGCTGGATACTCATCTCGGCTTCGCCACCCAGCGGACAGTTAGCGAGGAAGGGCTGGAAGTGGGAGCAGCAGAGATTCACGTCAACAACTAGGCTGACGCGTTCATAGAGTCGCCGAGGCGGAGCGCAGCTAAAAATGTGTAGCCACCTCGGCACTTTTCTGATACATTACTTTTATGAGCAGCAATGAAATGCTTCAGTTCTGTAAGCTGGTTCTCCGGGCTCTTGCCTTCCTTATAGTTAAGGCGGACACGAGCGGCGCGGGCGAAGACCTCGTTATAGATTTGAACAAGTTTCGGAACGGCTTGGGGAAATGAAATACGGACTGGCAATTATGTGGGAAGGCCCCTGTGCGGAAAAGAAGCTGGACGACGGATACGCAGCTGCGGTCTACGATTGCGTGCTGCTCAAGCTGGACGAGATAAACCATGCGATGCTTCGTAACAATCTGCCGGTGGCGAATTACACAGTGATTGCCCGAGACGAAAAAGACCTGAAGAAAACCAAAAAATAACATGAGTGAAAACGCTGTGCGTTACGAAGACCTTCACGATTTCCTTGTCTGGAAAGAGTATTTCGATTCGCTGTTCCCGGTAATCCACCCCGACGCAGTCGCGTGCGCCCGGGAAGCCGACAACGCCATCGCGCAAATTCGGGCGCGAAATCCCCGGCTAGGCACCAACAAGGTCCCCGAGGCGCTCAGAAATGCCGAGCCCGCACCGCCCAGAGATTTTTCTACCGAGGGGCCTCTGGCGTAACTGGCCGCCCCAGGTAACTATTGTGAGTATGATTTTCACAGCAATTGGAATGCTGATTTTGTCGGTGACCGACTACCTGCTCAAGGCCATTATCGTGGCGGCAGTGGGGACTTGGTTCATCCGACTCGCAAAGGCGAAGTAGAGTTAACGTGGAGGGGACCCACGATAAAAAGACACCGCGCTCTCGTCGGGTTCGTGCGAAATGATAAACGACCGACAGTATTTTTTGTTCTTTGATTTTGCGGGATAGAGCAGCCCGGTAGCTCGCTACGCTCATAACGTAGAGGCCGCTGGTTCAAATCCAGCTCCCGCAACCAAATTTGAATCGGCCACAGAGAAACACCGCCCCGGAAAGGGGAGTGGTGGCGCTCGTTGACCCTTAGCTAAGGCTCGGGCGCTCTTCACCGGTTCAACTGCAGAGCGGGATGCAACCCGCATAAGGTCCGCCGGATGGTTGGTGCTGAAACACTGGCCTACTCGGCGGACCACAATTTCTGGTGGCGCGAAACGGAGTCGCGAGTAACTATTGTTTTAGCAAGAGTATTGGAATAAAATTATGTCAATCGAACTTTTCCCGTTAAATGCGTCCGTTTCTAGCGGAACGGTCACACTCACTTGGTCCTCGAACGTCCCCGGCTTTCCGCCCGCTGTCAGCTACACTGTGCAGCGAAAGCAGTTTGGCTACGGCAACCCCTGGACCACAATCGCCAGCGGCATTTCCGCCTCCGGCCTGAACTTTTCTCAGACCGACACACCGGCAGTGGGTGACTGGTCCTATCAGGTTATCGCCACCGTCACGGCAGGCGGCGTTGATGCACTCGGCACCAGTTTCAACAGCCAGCAGGTCAACGTCACCACGGAAGCGGCCACCGGCGAGGTTACGCTGGTCCTGGGCTCTGCTCCTGCCTCTTCGCCCGCCGGTTATACCAAGGTGCAGCTCGGTTTTTACATTGCAGGCACCGCCGTCGACGTCCGGTTTTACGAGGTTCAGCTGTCCGTAAATAGCGGGGTGTATCGCACCGTCGGACGGGTTGACGAGTTTGAGAACCTGCATTGGGAAGAAGTCTACCCGGGCGGGCTCGGGTTGCTCAGCTTTCAGGTGGTCGCGCACCTGCCTTCGGCCACGCCGCCCTATAACCAGGACGTTTTGTCAACCTCGAACGCAGTGACTGTTACTATATGAGCACTTTTCTTTCCACAGCAAACGTCCAGGCCATCCAGGCGGCTGCAAATTATTTGCTTGCCTCAGTGGCATACGAAACCCCGGACCACCCGGACTTCATTCAGCGACTTGAAGCGGTTGCCGTTAGCAGCGGCTTTTCCCCAAACGTGGGGCGTTTCCGCGAGTCGATGAAACTTAAACCCGCCTCCACGATGGCCCTGTTCTTGGCCTACGTGGGAGGGAACACGGCATCACAGGCTAACACCCAAAGTGCGCCGACCTTGCCCGTTCCTTAACCAATACTCATACGCAGCATTAGGCCCGCTGTTATCTTACGGCGGGCCTTGCTTTTTGAAAAAACGTGTGCTAGACTGATGGCATGATTAACACTTTTCGAGCTGTCGAACCCGCGCCGAGCGCGCCTCGCCGGGCACCGGCTGCCGAAGTCACCGGCAACTGGGGCGGCGCACGCTGCCTGATGCCGCCCAAGAACCGTAGCGACTGGTATCCAATGCTGCCCAAGCCTCCGCTTGACCCTTGGGTCGTTTCGTTGAAGTCCGGAGCAGCCGGGGCCGCAAAGGCCGGATGCAATCTCGTCGGAGTCGGCCTGAGTATTGTTCTCGTGTGGGGATTTATGTGCGCTATGTCCGGCCCACTCACGCTCGGCGGCGCGGCAATCCTTATCTGGTTATTTAGAATATGAGAGCCTTTATCTACGCGCTGAATGACCCAGAGACCGGCAAATGCCGGTATGTGGGCAAAGCGGCGAATCCCAAGAAACGCTTTCGAGCGCACATTAATCGCGCCAAGGCGTCCGCCAATCATAAGGATTGCTGGATTCTCGGATTGCGGCAGCGCGGGTTGACGCCAGTTTTGGAAGTGCTGGATGAGGTTCCCGCCCAAAAATGGGAATTCTGGGAACGAGAATACATCAGAGTTTTTCGAGCAATCGGCTTTGATTTGACCAATCTTTCGGATGGTGGGGGTTGCGGAATGGAAGGAAAAGCGCAACCGGAATCGCAGCGCCGAGGGGTAAGTCGAGCCCTGAAGGGAAGGCCCAAGAGCCCCGAGCATTGTTTAGCTGTCAGTCGTGCTCTAACGGGAAAGAAGGGAAGGCCGCACACTCCGGAATGGAAGGCGGCGCAGAGCCTGCGCATGCGAGGCGAGAGGCACCCCTTGTTTGGGAAAAAATTACCTGCACATACTGCTGAGTGGAAAGCTAATATGAGCGCTCGTATGAGCGGAGTCCAACATCCAATGTTTGGGAAGAAGATGTCGCTGCAGCATCGCGAAAATATTAGCAAATCAAAGCGCGGAGAAAAGCACCCGTGTTTTGGTAAACGCTTGTCGGAAGAGACCAGACGACGGATTTCAGAAACAAAGAAATCGCAGGCAGCTGCGAGAAAGACTGCATGCGTTTAATTGGCTACCTGCGAGTGTCCGGGCTTACTCAAGTGCATGGAGATGGACCGGAACGCCAGCGGGAGAAAATTGTGGCTTTTTGCCAAGCGTCCGAAAATCCAGAGGTGGATATTCGGCTCGAAGCGGGAATATCGGGAACGATTGACGGCATGGACCGTCCCACCTTTTCCGAAATCATAGAAGAGCTTAGGGACGGCGACGGAATAGTAGTTGAACGCCTTGACCGACTTGCTCGCGACCTGATGGTTCAAGAAATAATTTTAGCCGAGTGCCGAAAGCGCGGCATTAAAGTATTCGCTACGGATGTGGGACTTTGGCAAGACCAAGCGGATGATGGCGGAGAGCCCTCGCGATTACTAATCAGGCGCATTCTTGGCGCAGTAGCGCAGTGGGAGAAGTCTGTTCTGGTGATGAAGATGAAAGCGGGCGCAGACAGGAAGCGCCGAGAGACTGGGCGCTGCGGCGGAGTGGTGCCTTACGGGGAACTGCCTGGAGAACAGAGCACCCTCGCTTGGATGCTCGCGGCCTGGAAAAATAGGGAATGCCTCACTAGCATAGCTCGAACCACCAACGAAATGGGATTTAGGACCCGGTCCGGAAAAGAATGGACCAAGCAGCGAGTGCACAACGCAATCGCCCGACACACTGGAGCAAAATTATGAGAGGTAACATCCGAAAAGAACCCACTGACGCGGTGGAAAAAGCGAAGCGTGAACATGCCGAAGCTTGCGAGCTCCGGTTGGCCAAAATCCAAAACGGCGCAGAGCCGGAATATCAGAACGGACCTTGGGCCGGACAGAAACCGGGAGAGGTGAAGGAATGACCCTGGAGTTTGAGCTAGACCCCTGGACCTGGGCGGCGATATGGGCAGCCCTCAGAGCGGCTTATATCATCTACTGGACCTGGGCATCCTAAAATTGACTGGGATTATATATAATCCCAGTCAAAGTTTTTAGCAGACACGCCCGCTCCCCCCGGTAACTGTTAGGGGTGAGCAATGTTTTCGCCTACTTCGACCCGGCTGACCCACACCCGCTCACCCGGCTGTGGGTGAAGTCGTGGGCAGCCCGCGGCTGGATTCCCCGGTTAATTTTACCCAGTGAGATAAACACCGGCTTGACTCTCCGGCAGGTCGCCAACCGGCGTGGTGGTGGGCTCGTCACTACCCCGGCCGACATCAACTATACCCGGACCCCCAGGACCCGGCACCCGCACAAAAGCCGCTTTCCCAACACCTCCGGCGACACCGTCATTTTCCCCGAGGGCACTGAGGACGAGGTGCTGCACTGTGGAAGGCCACTCCAGTGCCAATAAATCAGGCGACCAAGGACTTGGTGGCGGAGTGCGCCCCTTTGCTACACGCCCGAAAGCGTGGCGCAGTAGCGCAGCGGCTGATTGCGTTCTACAAAATAAAAGGCCTGAAAGTGGGCGGCAAGGACTCGGACGCCAAAACTCTGCCCGTTATCACCGCGTTTCTCCACAACCTTATGGAGAACGATGGCATGGCGGAGGCGGCCCAGCTGTTGTGGACCCCGAACCTTTTCACCTACGAGCCCGATTCGGTAAAGCGGGTCTGGAAGCTTTTCGAAAACTCGGACCACGGCTTGATTATGGGCGCGGCGAGGATGGGCAAGTCTTTCAGCATGGGTGCGCGATTGTTTCTCGAATGGGTGCGCGACCCGCAATACACCACCATTCGAGTGCTAGGACCCAGTGAAGACCACCTCGAACAAAATCTCTTTTCCCACCTCGTCGGACTGCACAAGTCCGCATCATTGCCGATGCCGGGCGAAATCGGCGAACTCTTTATCGGGCTCACCCGCCGAGAACAGGCGTCCTCTATCAAAGGAATTGTTATTCCAAAAGGGAACACCAAAAAAGCGGGCCGGTTACAGGGCGGGCACCGGCGTCCCCGAACGCAGCCGCATCCGAAGTTTGGCCCCCTCGGTCGCCTATTCCTTTTTCTTGATGAAATTGAGAACATACCTAACGGTGTGTGGCTTGACGTGGACAACGTGCTCTCAGAAATTGAAAAGGGCTCCCAGGGGTTCAAGATTTTCGGGGCCTACAACCCGACCAATCAGCATGACGAGGTGGGCAAACGAGCAGAACCCCCTTTCGGCTGGGGAGATTTGGATGCTGACTCACACTTCAATTGGAAATCCACTAGAGGGTGGGACGTTATACGACTGGACGGGGAGCGCTGTGAAAATGTTCTTCAAGACCGACAGGTATTTCCGGGCCTTCAAACTAAAGAGGGATTAGAGACAATCGCGCAGAATGCGGGTGGAAGAAACGCCCCAGGTTACATGACGATGGGACGCGGGATGTATCCCGCGATGGGCATGGCCTCGACCATCATTCCGGCCGGAATGGTCCCCAAACTCCGGGGAGAATTCATTTGGTATAACCCGCCCCAGCCGGTGGTCGGATGCGACTTGGCATTGGAGGGCGGAGACGAGGCGATTTATACCCTCGGCAAGTGGGGCCAAGCGAGCGGCGCGAAGTATCCGCCCAGCCTGGAGCACCCCAACGGGCACACTGTGATGTTCAAGGACCCGCGCAGCGGGCAGGTCACGCCGCGCTGGGGCTTGGAAGTATCGCAGCAATTTATTTTACCCAAAGGTGAAACGGTCGCGATGAAAAACAAAATCATCGAGATGAACCGGAAGGCTGGCGTTAAGCCAGAATTTTTTGCGTGTGACCGAACGGGTCACGGCTCCGGCGTGGCCGACCTTTTGAAATACGAGTGGTCCAGTGCAATCTGGGACGTGAATTACACGGAAGGCGCGGGCGAAGAGAAGCTGATGGCCGAGGACTCGAAGACCTGCAAAGAAATGTATGAAAGAATGTATACCCTCCTGTGGTTCGCCCTCCGACAGTGGGCAGAGTTTGGCTATCTGCTCATCAACCCTGCTGTCGACATGTCAAAAATTACTCAGCAGCTTACGCAGCGACAATACAAAACAGCTAGCGGTCGTGCAAAGGTCGAATCTAAAACAGACTATAAGTCTCGCGGCTTCAGCTCTCCAAATGATGCA